CTGGAACCGATAGCCGGTCACTGATCGAATCTGGTATCGGCGTGGATCCTACCGCGTTTTTGAACATCAACACGTTCACTTCGGTTGTGGGCGGATTGGTCGAGGTTAAAATCCTCGAGGCCTTCAAAAATCCAGTTTTCATCGGCGACACAATTTGTCCAGCCGAACCGACAAAACTGAACGGTCAAAAAGTTATTGGCGTGAACCGCATTGGCGACAAGGCCAAAAAGCGTTTGCCAGGTGAGTCCCACACGCGCGCTCAATTCAACGAGCGTTATGTGACGACTCCAGAAACCCGCGAAAACGCGTTGGCCGTTGACGTGTACAAAGAAACTGTATTTTTCGATCTTACCGGCGATATTCTTAATGTCGCGGCTAGTGTGGGCGAAGAACTCGGTTATCGTCGCGAACTAGAGATCCTCGGACTTGTTACCGGCGCTCAGAATAGCTTCAATTATTCTGGAACAGCCTACAACACCTACTCAACCACGTTGAACGCTGTTGGCTACCTGAACGATCTTTCCAATCCACTTACGGACTGGACCGCTCTTCAGGCCGATATGCTAAGATTTGCGCGCATGCAAGATCCGGGCACCGGCAAGCGTATCTTGATCACTCCGGATACGATTCTGGTGAATCCAGCCAAAATCGCAACCGCAAATTTGATCATCGCCGCTACCAGCACGGAACGTCGAACGGGCGCTGGCGCTTCTCCTGCACAAACAACTAGCAACCCGCTTAACATTAGTGTTACCGGCAGCAACCCTTACTCCGGTCAATTCCAGATCCTTTCGAGCCCATTGCTTGAACAGGTCTGCACTGCGGCCGCAGTTGATGGCGGTTTAGCTCTTAGCCAGGCTAACGCCGACGAATATTGGTGGATGCTCCAATCGGGCAAATCGTTCCGCTACATGCAGAACTACCCGCTATCGGTTGCTCAAAGCGCACCTAACCAGTATGAAATGCTCGACAAGGGCATTGTCGCAAGTTATTTCGCCAACGAACGCGGTATCCCTAGCGTGTGGAGCCCATGGCACATTGTCCGTAACACCAACTGATTTTTGTAACAAAAATGGAGTGACCTGATGTCAAAATTAAGTGGCATCACGCAAAAGCCTGCCACAGCGCAGGCTTTTGGCGTGTTCAAGGTAAGTTACCCGCTTTGTCCAACATTGCACGTTGAGGCAAGAGACGAGAACGACGCGGCTCAAAAGTACCGCGATTATTACGACCTTCACCAATACCGGAATCCAAAAGTGGAGCGCGCTAATGGCGGCCGTTGATGATTTAAACACGGCGATCAATCAAGTTGCCGCAACAATCAAGGATATCACGCTTAATCCAAAACCGGATTATAGCGTGAATGGCCAGTCGGTATCGTGGGCGTCATATTTGTCGATGCTCACCGATCAAATAACAAAACTACAACAGGCTCAACAAACACTTGCTGGACCGTATCAGCGCATATCTAGGATGCGTCCATGAAAACAGCAATTGTTGACGTATCAACAAGCGGCGACAATGTAATTTTGTCGGGAGTTCCCGGCAAGAGGTTTCGCGTTTACGCCTATATTCTGTTTTCGGCAAGCAACAATTATTTTATCTGGAAATCAGGCACTACCGCATTGAGCGGACAATTGCATATGTCAGCCAGCAGCAGCGCGGCGATTCATTTAGGCGACAATTGGCCAGCCGGGGGGATGCCGGTATTGCAAACGGGAGTTGGTGAGGATCTTATTCTATATCTGAATGGTTCTCACGTTGCTGGCGGTCATCTTACCTATGGCGAGGTTGCCGTTTAATGGCCTCAATTGGCGTAGGCGTGGCGCAAGCGTTAGCACGTAGTGCTGGCGGTCCCGCACGCGGATTAACACGCTTGCAGGCCCAAAATCTGTTGCGCGCGGCCGCATTCTTTATTGAGGAACACAAACGCCGATTAAGTAAGCCAGTCGGCGCAATCCGCGTGAATCGATTGCGTCGTGATGGCTCGACAAAAACTGTGCAGGTCGTGCAACGATCAATGCCAGGGGAATACCCGCGCAAGGATACTGGCAACTTGCAAAACAATATCGCAATGACGAAAAAGTCAATCGAGGATGTTATGCGGGAAGGCAAGATCCGCGTAGGGTTGCGCAAAAGAGCCTTTTACGGCGCATACCTTGAAGTCGTTTACGCTCGATTAGGATTGAGCCAGACATTGCGTGATCTAATGCCACAACTGGCGGCACTTTCGGGACTGCCATTACGGTATAATGTAATTAGATTGGGAGATGTTTAATTATGAAATTTGCAGCTATCAACGCAAGCGCAAGCGGCAGCAACGCAATCGTGGCAGCCGTTACGGGTAAACGAATTCGGGTGGTTTCCTATGTGATTGTTGCAGCGGGTGCCGTTACGGCAACCTGGCAATCGGCATCGACGGCATTATCGGGACCGATGAGTCTTGCGGCTTCTGGCGGCGCGTCAGCGTCAATCGGAATCATGGCTCCCGGCGGCGCGTATGGCCTATTTCAAACGGAATCTGGCGAAGCTCTCAACCTAAGCTTAGGCGGCGCGGTAAACGTAGCCGGTCATTTGTGTTATTTAGAAATCAGCGTATAATTGACATTTAAGTGAAGGAAATTGTTATGGCGGATATTATATGAGTTTGCCTTTGCTAGGAGTTGGCGCTTCAGCACCAACATTTTCCCCGGCCAGCATAGGCGGCTTGCAGCTATGGCTGGATGCCGCAGATGCCACCACTCTGTTCACCGATTCAGGGGGCACAATCGCAGCGACAGCAGATGGCGATCCGGTGGGGTATTGGGGCGATAAGAGTGGGAATGCTGCGCACGCGCTGCAAACTGATGGCACGCAAAAACCTGCCTTGAAATTAGCAATAAAAAATAGCAAAAATGTCTGCCGGTTTAACTCAACAACTTCAAAAATGCTTGGCACATTATTGGCAAAAAATACCGACTGCACGATTGTTGCTGTCGTACGGATGAACACATCGGATGCCGCTTGGCGAGCAGCTTGCACAACTGGTTTTCTCAATTCAACGACCGCAAATAATGGGCAAATACACGGGCTAGTAAAGCAAAATAACACCAATAACAAATTATTGGTCACAAGTTTCAATGGGGCAACAGATGGCAATCCATCTCAATCAATGGGGGCAGACTGGGCGTCCGCTTTTGCTACATTCGCAAACACCGCTGGCACGAACAGATCTAGAATTTGGGTGAATGGCACTGCTGCCGTTAGTGATCCTAAAACAATTACGGCGATAACTGATGAGGGCTATGTCTACTACATCGGCCGTGGTCTGCAAGCAGCTACTGAGTTTTGGAATGGCGACATTGCTGAACTGATGATTTATAACGTGGCATTAGATACGACTAATCAAACATCGATTCAGGATTATCTAAATACAAAGTGGGGAGTTTATTGATGCCAACAATATGGGAGCATCAAGTCCACGTCATCGCTCTTGCGCAGGCAATGCCCGGCGCAATCGCTGCGCTCGATATTGCGTTTCCGTGTGACGATGGCGCACCGAGAGATGCCGCGCATCCTGAATGGTATGGCTGCAAACTATCCGCTAATGGATTAGAGCCTGCAACCCATTATGGTTCATCGTTTGTTGTGACTGAGGAGATAAGAAAAGCCCTTGAGTCTCTCGGCCTTGATGACACTCCTGGCATCACTTACTGGAGATGTGGCAATCCTGACGGGATTCTGCATGCTACCAATAATCCGGGGCAATCGACGGGCATGCTCTGGGGTTTTGTTGATTGCTTGACCGCTATGGAATTGCAGGCCGTGCAAACTGAATATCCTGCTTGACGGATCGTGTGCTGCTGGATGGAGGGTGATGTAATGACGTTATCGTGGTCTCCAGCAAACGATCATTTAATCGTCGATGGTCTAGAGACCGTCACGCTAACCACGCTTGCGGCCACAACCACAACGATCTATCGGGTATTGAGATTGCCAGCGTTGGTCGATATCGGATCCGCTGGCGCACTGACCAGCTACGGCAATATCACACGCTGGAATATATGGATCCAAGAATGCCCTACGGCACCTGAAATAAACGCTTTATTGACCGACGCCGCTAACGTGAAATATCGAATCAATAACGTCACACAATCAGTACAACGCAATATGTGGGAAATTGAAACCACGGCCGATGCGGGAGTCGGTCTATGAGTGCATTTTATGATATTCTTAACGCCATCAAAACACGAATTGCAGTAA